AATAACTGCACCTCTTTTGGCATCAGTAAAGTATCTATCATAACCCCATTGAACATAGCTCTCAGGATTAAAACTAATACCATACTTCTCCGTTCTTGCAATCTGCGTTCCTAATACCTCAGGTACAGAAGTGATAGCACCGCCTGCTGCTGCATCGGATAACAAATTCTTTCCTGCTAATACATAGGATATCTTGTCTTCCTGCAACACCAACACGTCAGTCTCTCTTCCATCCATCTTAAAGATTGGACCAAATGAAGTTTCTAACTGCTTATAGTTAAGAAGTCCTCCATTAAATTCGTTCAGCTTATTTACATTAGTCTCAGGGTTGTATACGCCACTATAGGTAATATCAGAAAATCTATCTGCCTCTTTATACTCCTGAGAAGAAGTAGTAGTAACGCGGTTACCAAGATTAAAACCTTTACCTACAATTGAATCTCTTATCTTATAACTCTCCGCTCCGTTTCCAAAAGCAAAGCAGTTGAAGAATCCTGTATCAATAATTGCAGGAGTACCCGTAGATATATCTTGGTTTTGAACATTACCATCGTGGTCTCCTGTAGCCTGATCAATATCAAATGAAAGGTCATTCTCATACCACACATCAGGAAGCGCATCCAATGGTTCAGTCTCAAATATAAGAGTAGTCTCTGATCTAAACACTTCAAAGTTAGCACCAACAGCAGAACGCCTAGAAGGACCTGCAAGAACACCAACGCATCTTACCGTACCTGTAATAATTAAAACTAGCTTATTGCTATTGGGATCTCCTGAAACTGTTGGGTATCTATAAAATCTGTAATAGTTAGTACATACTTCGGTAGGAACATCTATTGGGCTAGAAGCTAAAGTATCTATGTATACGTTATCTATTGGACAGTTAGCTCCTCCAACGTCTTGAATACCGTCATTTAATATGCCTTGTACGTTATCCCCTTCCCACCAATCTAACATATTGTTATAGGTGGCTGAAGCAACAAAAGTTTTCTCTAAATTATAAATACGAGTTTCACATTCATTGTCTCCTTGTCCGACTCCTAACCTTTGAAATCCTAATGTCATTTTGATTCTACTTCCTGCAGGGATAGTATAGTCAACCCAAGTTGCTGAAGCAGTATCATACCTATTCATTGGGTAATTCAATATAGGATACTCACCGCCATTATTCTGAACTACATTAATCCAACCGGGCGCAATAACAGAAAGCTCATCCTGCGCAACATTAAAGTTGTTAGGATTAATTTTCATATACACCCCTGACGGAACAGGAACATTTACCGTAGGATCTAACTCACTTGGTATTTCAATAAAATCAGAAGCCTTAGATTCTTTTTCAAGAACAGTTGCGTATACACAGTTCTGTGTTGGACCACTCGTATCAGCCTTTACAATTAATCTGTCCCCCGTTTGCACCTTCTTGGAGTTCTCTCCCTCAAGCAAAAAATAAGCATTATTTGACAGAGGATCATTAAAGAAAATGCTACTATAAATTGTTTCATATTTCTCTTGGTCAGGTTTAATTACAAACTTATATCTTGTAGCCCACGCAGGAGCTATCTGACTAGTAGGTATCGTAACTCGAATAGAATTCTTTCTAGCAGAATACCCGCAAGGAACGTGTTCAGTATTGTTATTACTAACTAAAGCGGTACTAGACCTGCCAAACTCATCCATATAGACAATACCAATCTCGTATCCTCTATTGCTGTGTAAGCTTCTTGGATTTGCAATCTCTTGGAAATTAGCTTCAATAGAAACTATCTCATAGTATTCATAGACGCTTTGAGTAGGAGCAGTAAGACTGTTCACATATCTCATAGCAGGCATCTGAAACTTAATGATATTACTACCGGGAGAAGTAACAATCTGAACAGGTTGCTGCGCTGCAGCTATACCACTTTGATACTTATATAAAGCGTCTAAGTTGTTAGGTAACGCACAGTTTATTTGATCGGTAAACGTAGTACCATCGCAAGAAGTTTCTGCTCCCGGAGTTGGATCGTATACAGGTTTTATATTAAGAGTTGTTCCTACTGCGTTTTGAAACTCTGTGCTTGTTGCCATCTCATACACAGAAGAATATGAAGTAGGCAAGAAGAATGAAAAGTTTACGTTTACATTTTGAGTTACCTCAGTTGGCTCAGGAGGGTCACCACTAAAATCAGCGTGGTTTAGTTTCATCTCAACTGATATAGCAGCACCTTCCACAAGGTTAGCATTTGTTAAATCAATTGTGCCAACTGAATTATTGATAGTCTGAGGACCATTAAAAGTATAAACGCCTGATTCGGTATTAGCTGTTATGGCAGTATCTCCAATCAGTTCAGTAACTAACTCTGTATAATAATCTAATCTAATAGGCTCCCCGAATCTATCTATTAAATCATACCCATCTACATAGTTCCCGTACATCAATCTGTTTCCCATAATAGTCTGTGCCTGCGCAAGTCTAGGTACGTTGTCGTATAGACGTAGCAGTTCAGATGCAGGAAGGATTGTAAATATCTTACTATTAGAAAAAGTGTAAGTGTAATTAGAATTATCAGCAAGCCCTAGATTGGCTTTATTAAGTTTCTCAATTACTTTGATAACATTGTTGTCAGCCTCTTTAAATAAAAGCTCTACTGACTTTACTAATGGTCCGCCTGTATTGTAAGTAATAATTGCAGTATTGGTTAGGTTAACCATACCCTCATTCAGGAAACTATTAATACTAAACTCAAAAGGATTAGGAACAAATGATGGAGCAGACCATTGTGATGTAGCTGAATACTCTCCATTCTCGTATTGGTATCTATACGCAAAACAAATAAAGCGAGTCTCCATAAAGTTCTCCTGTCCACTAGTAACAATAGACTGAACACCCGGAGATTCTAATGGTGGTTTTTTAATAACTAGAATAGATTCAGCAGAGAACTGATCAATGTTTCCTACAGGATTAGGATAGTTGGTCTTTACATTTAAACATCTAGGCTGATTGTAATCATCCGTAAAGAATAACAGATTCTCAATCTTATTGATTCCCGTAATTAAATAATCGGGATTGAAATTCAAAGTGGTATTAACACCACCTCCGTCATCAATACTAATAACGTGGTACGTTAGTATGTTCGTTAAAGTATTATATGATAGTATCATATCCAACTTACCTGTAGCTCCTACAGGAAAATTAGGATCGTGTACCATCCAATATATAGTCTCTTCAGCACCATCATCAATAGCACCAATACATCTAGCATCACTACTAAGTAGCGTCCCGTCTATATATCTAAGCTCTGTAACAGGAAGATTGCCTTTGGTATTTTCAATAACACCAATCTCTGAGTTCTCTGTAGAACCCATACGAATGTTCAAGGCATCTACGTATTCACCGTTTGGAACAAGTCGCTCGTCGACGACCTTGTTCATACGACCTGCTACAAAGTTTCTAGTTAAATTAGGCATTTTACTTTATCCACTTGTCCATACCACGTAGATTCATAAGAAGTCTACCGGGATGAATGTTACTCATTCTGATTTTTGCATTCCTCAAAAGCGCAGACTTTTCTTTTCTCGCACGAGCTACAATATATTCTTGCACGCCAAGCTTTGAGTTTAGTATCTCATATTGAATATACGCATATACGTACTTCTCAAATAACTTATTAACGCTGACCATACTGTCATTACCACCTTCCATTCCATCAGAAATGTACTCAAGGATAACAGACTGACCATACATATCAGAGTTGAAGTTAATAACTCCCGCTCTCTTATCAATGTTAAACGTAGGGTTAAAGTTTGCAGTCTCGGTATTCAAACCAAAACGCTCACCAAATGTGTAATCAAAATACCAAACTCCATCTACACACCAACCTTCTTGACCATCATAAGGGCTGTTAGGATTAAGGTATATACTCTTCTTTGTTCCTGCTAAACGCTGCTCATCAATCTCTGAGAATTCAGGAGAAAGCGCATTGCCGTTTATGTCAAATAATATCTTTCCTGTTTGATCCTGTAAGTAAGCTAGTGAAGAAAGAACTTGAATGTTCTCAGTCAAAGGTCTTAAGTATCCATCTTTATAAAGGTTTACTCTTACCCAATTCACATAGTCAGATGGCAAAATATAACGAAGCGTATCATCTACAGTAAGCTGTAATACTTTCAACTCCTTGAACGCATCGTAATTTAACTCTTGAATCGCACGCTTTGCGTGAAACAAAATCTTATAACGCTCTTCATTGTTTACAAGCGAGTGGTTTCCTGCATACATCAACATAAAATTGTTGACGATATCATAAAGGCTTACATACTGATAGGAACCCCAATTCGCATTCTCAGGTTGGTTTCCTCCATTCTCGTAATACTGATATTGACTTATGTATGCCATACTTATACGGATTGTTTTTGTTCTTCAACAGCACCAAACTGCATAGCTGCTATCTCTCTTATAGACATTCCTGCGTATTGAAGAATCTTTGCAACAAGTTTATACTCGTCTTCTAATGGAACTTCAAAGTCTTGATAGTCAGGTTGAGACTGATCGAATACAGGTTCACCATTAGATAAAGTAATATAAGTCCACTTAGGAGCTTTAGGGTATCTAAAATAATTTGCATCAACCTCGTTAGCTAAGTTGATTGTAGATGGATATACCGTAAGTATACCACCTTCTTGCGTATAAGCAGGATACTGTTCTGTTGGAGCAGTAAGGTTAGATGTGTTTAGCATCGTAATCTTTGAATGCGTAATCTTCTCAGCCTCACCTTTGAATACACGAGGAGATACAGACGCATCATAGCACAGGACTTTAGTAATCATAAAGTAATCGAATCCTGTTGTAGTAACCGATGGAAGGTAAAATCTATTTGTTGCAGGAGAAACTTGTGTAAGTGTTGACGTAGTAGAAAAAGTTTCCATCGCCTCTTCTATAGTCTTACTAGCGTGGGCATAGGAAGTTCCTGATTGACGAATGTTTTCTAAATTAATAACCTTATTATATTCAGAGAAATACTCTTCAAAGACCTCCATCTGCGCCTGCTTGGCATACAGATTAAAGTCAGACGGAGATATATACCCGTAGTTATTCTTATTCAGAATAGCCAACACGGTATTCCTAACAT